GTTTTGTGCCTCATCCAAAATCATGTAAGAGTTATGAAATGTAGATCCTCTCATAACTTCTAATGGTTTGTATTGGATTTGACCTTCATTTGAATACAGACCATAGTATGCTTGACCAAGAAAGTGCTTTAGGTTTTCTTTCATTGGCAAAAGATAAGGTGCGATCTTTTCACCCATCTCTCCCGGCAAAGACCCGATGTCTTTACCAGTACAAACTAATGGTCTAGTTACAATAATCTGCTCAATCCTACTGTGATGTAGATGTTGAGCAGCAATTCCTGCTGCTATAAAGGACTTACCAGAACCCGCTGGGCCAGAACAAAATACAATATCGTTCTCTACGATTGCTCTGATATAGTCTCTTTGATTATCTGTCTTTGCTTCAAGAGGTTTAATTTTATGGTTAGGTTTCTTGTTGTCATCTCGTCTTTGTCGTTTAGTTCTCATGTAAACCCTTTATATGGGAAAGTTATAGATCGGCCTCCTTAACGAACACACCGTCAACCATCTGTCCTTTCCTGTCTTTAATATCATCCCATGCCTTCGCAAGACAATCAGAGATGCTTAACTTATTCCTTTCTGCGATATTGATTAGCACAACAATCATATCGCCAATGTCATCAGCAACATCTTTTCCCTTACAAATACTGTCAGAAAGCTCTCCAGCTTCTTGAATAAGTTTACAGTATTGGTCTTTGTCCGTAGAACCTTCGATCAGGTTGCGGTCGTGATGCCACTGAGCAATCTGTTCAATCAATGTTTTAGTTCCGACATTTTGGCAGATGGTATTTTGCTGAGTTTTATTCAACATGTCCATTCTAGCCAAATAATCCTGACACTCATTACTCATATGTAAATCCTCCTAAGTCCATATCATCTAAATCATTCTTACTAGCACCAATTTTATAACTGGTGATCTCATGTTCCTGTGGAGCTACTTGAACGCTTTCGCTTTGCATCCAAGCCTGTGTCCAACCTCCGATTGGATTCTTTCCAACGTTATCGTATGGAAGCCCAATCGACTTTCTTCGAGACATGCAGAGCCAGTCAATGTACTGGTGCAACACGGTCTCGTTGAGTCCAATGATTGATCCATCTTTAAATAGGTATGATGCCCATTCCTTTTCTTCTTTAGCAGCATTTTCAAACATTTCGATAGCCGCATCCTGACACTGCCCTGCTACTTTTGTGAATCCCTCAGATTCCTCTGTGTGAAGAATCTTTAGAATCTGCTGAGTGTTCGCTAGGTGTAGAGCCTCATCACGCTTAATAAGTTTAATAATGTCTGCGTTACCTACCATCTTCTTGTTCTCTGCAAACGCAAAGCTACAAACAAAGCTGACATAGAACCGGATAGCTTCAAGAATATTGATGCTCACAACAGTCATATAGATTTGCTTCTTCAAGTCTGCTTTTGATGTTGTATCGCAAGCCATACCCATCAAGTTATTATAGTCTGCAATCGCAGAATTTGCACGCTTCATTATCTCTTTGTCTTCATAAATTCCGCCAAAGATTTCAGAACTGTCGGCAAAAACGTTTTGAATGATATAACTGTAACTCTGAGAGTGAATCTTCTCAAAGAACTGCCATGTCATCAGGCAGGCTTCTAGCTCTGTATTGGTGACAAACTCTAGCAAAGTAGGAACGCCACGGCAGATCACACTGTCGAGCATAGTCTGATATTTAAGATTAGAAGTGAATATAAACTTCTCGTTGTCCGACATTTCTTTGAAGTCGCCACGATCTTTCTTGAGTTCAATCTCTTCTGGTCGCCAGAAGTTCATCATTTGCTTGCTATCAAGATCCTTGAAGATAGGGTACTTGACTACATCATATCGCTGAACCCCAAGGTCTTTACCAAGGAAAAGTGGCTGAGTCATTGGGTCTACGTTCTTAGTATTAAAGATTGTTTTCATTTGTCTCACTTGTAAAAATGTCTAATTATTAAAGCTAAAATTATTGAAATGATTAAAATTGTTATGGGCCAGTAGTGGATCGCGTACATTACACCAATCATAATCAAAATAAGTATTTGACCCCACCAAGGAAAATGTTTCCCGCTATTCATTGCCATCTTGCCTTCTCTTCTTGTCTTGCCTTTTCCATTTCGTCGTACTTGTCTCCATCTAAGTATCTATTAATATGCTCAGTTGCACTGTTCCAAAGTTTTGCCTTTTTTTCGTCTTCTTCAAGTTGTTCTTCACCGGCACCAGAATAGGCAAATGTTCCCGGCTCGTATCCAAAATCGCCCCGATCTCTTTTCCAGAAATCTCTGGCTATTCCATCGTGATATTTGTATTCTGTTTTTAATTCACGAAGTTCTCTGTCTATGTCATTAAGTTTGTTGTAGACAAACCCAAAACAGACCAAGAAAACTCCAGAAGCCAAAAGGTTTCTCCAAACCCAAATAGTCACCTTAGATATTTTCTTTTCTCTATCTGATAACTCACTCATATTGCACATGCTCCAGATTCGCAATTCATTTCTTTTTCAGTTTCGCCATCACCATCCGGTGTGTTGGCATAATAAAAATTCTTTAGTCCATACTTATAACCATAGATTTGATCTTTAATAAGAACGCTCAATGGAATGTTTCCATCTTCATAATGAGAGTAATTATAATACAAGTTTGTACTCATACTCATATCCGTAAACTTCTGAATCACAGCAGCTACGTTGAGCATAGCCTGATTGTTTGGCATGTCCCATGCAAGTGTGTAGAAGTTCTTCCTCATGTGATAGTTTGGCACTAATTGTTTTAGTACGCCGTTCTTTGCTTTCTTGTGAATCAGCAACGATCTGACGGGTTCAATTCCATTGGTAGAGTTCTGAATAACGGAGCTAGACTCACAAGGCATAATAGCAGATAGAGTAGAGTGCCGAAGACCATGTTTTTTAATTCTCTCACGCAACCCTTCCCAATCCATGTTATAATTTGGTTTAATTAATTCGTCTACAGTTTTCTTGTACCAGTCGATAGGTAACAATCCCTGTGAGTATTTAGTCTCATCAAACTTAGAACATGCACCTTTTTCTTCTGCCAACTCACAACTTGCATTTAGCAGATTCCACTGAATCTGTTCCATAGTCTCATGAATCAACTCTAACGCTTCGGGATCTTCATACTTTAGTTTATTCTTAGCTAAGAAACCAGCAAGGTTAGTAATACCAATTCCAAGTGATCGCCTATTTTTGGTAAAGTTTTCGCCTGCAAGTACGGGGTAGTCTTGGTAATCAATAACAGAGTCAAGAGTCCGTACAGCAATTCGACATGCTTCTTCAATGTCTTTCTCATCGTTCATCTCCAACAGGTTTAACGCCGACAAAATGCAAATACCAATCTCGCCCTCTGCATCATCAATAGCCTGAATAGGATTTGTCGGATGGATAATTTCTTGGCAAAGATTTGACATATAACAAGGCACATTCCACGATCCATGTTCATTGGCTGAGTCAATATTCATGCTGTAGATACGTCCAGTTTCCAGACGCTCGCGGGCAAAGATTTGTGCTAACTGTCGTGCAGGAATCTTTTTCTTAAACTTTAATGATCTTGCGTTCTCGTACTTTAGATATAGTTCTTCAAACTTTTTATTGTCGCCAAACGCTTCGTACAATCCCTTTGCTTCATGAGGGCTGAACAAAGTAATGTCTTCATTGGCAATTAGGCGATCATAAAATAGTTTACAGAACTGAATACTATAATCCAATTTACGCACCCTGTTGTCGTCCGTACCGGCGTTGTTTTTAAGAACCATGATGTCCTCAATCTCATAGTGCCAGAACGGTACATGCACCGTTGCAGAGCCTCCACGAAGCCCGTTCTGAGACGTTGATTTAACTGCCGACTCAAAGTTCTTTAGGTATGGAATGAGTCCTGTGTGGATGACTTCTCCACCCCTGATAGGTGAGTTGATTGGTCGCATACGTCCGATGTTGAGTCCGATCCCCGCACGCCTCGCAGTATACTTGCCAACCGCATGAATACTAGAAAATATAGCGTCAAGATTATCGTCAACATCCACCAAAACACAACTGGCGAACTGACGTATATTAGTCCTAACACCAGCCATGATAGGAGTGGGCAAGTTAATCTGGAATGTGGAGTAGCAGTCATACGCTTGCTTTACCTCGTTAATATCATCGAATAGACACATGGCAATAGCCATATAAGCAAACTGAGGTGTCTCATAAATATCTCCTGTGCTTCTATTTTTAACTAAATATTTATCAATCATCTGCTGCAAACCAGCATAAGTAAATTGGTCATCTCGGTTGTGATTGATGTACTTACCGAGAGCATCTACCTGTTCTTCTGTCCACTTCTTCTCTAGTTGTGGGTCGTAAATGCCGTTGTCTACGTTTCTACGAATAAACATTAGAAAGTCTGTTGGCTGATCTCCATAGCCCCAAACCTCTTTTCTTAGCTGCATATTGAGCAGTCTAGCTGCAACATACTGGTAATTTGGGGAGGTGGTGGAAATCAAATCATTTGCTGACTTGATAAGGATCTGATGAATTTCTGAGCTTTTAATTCCGTCATAGAGAGACAGGTTGGCGTTCATCTCAACCTCAGATAGTGATACGCCATTGATACCTTTAACAGCCCAGCTTACAACTTGGTGGATCTTCTCTACTTGAAATTCTTCTTTAGACCCATCTCTCTTTGTAACCTGCATGTAAATTATTCCTTGTTGTACGATGTTGTCGATAATGCGGTTGTTCGTGTACCTTATTATAGTCTACGAAGGCCGATTTGTCAAGGGGAAAGTATAAAAAAACCTCTCAAAAGCAGATATTATCCTACTAATGAGAGGTCAAATTTACTGTTTGATTGAGAGTTCGATTCCGTCGCCAATTTTAATGACCATGTAGCTTTCGCCATCACGTTTAACGAACTCAACTTTATCCATCATTCTTTTTGCTTTATCAATATCTTTCTGCTCAATGCCATACTTGTCCATTACTTTATCTAGTATACTATCAATGATGCTCATTGATTAACACTCCAAGCAATCGCTTCTAAGATGTTTACTAGGTCTTCACGCTTACCATCTGTAAGAGGCTTGTTGTCAAGACCGATAGCATTTTGCACTGCGTATTCTACAGATTCACCAAAACCATCGTACTTACCGGCAAAGTCTGTGTTAAAGTGCAGAAGTCCTGCCATTAGATTAAAATTTGAGAACTGACCAGTAGACTTGATGACATCTTCATCGTCACCAACGACATCTGCAAGCTCTAAAAAGAAACAACTAACTAGGTCAGCATCTTCTTTTGAGAAGTCAATTTTAACGATGTCTTCTACCAGTTCCTTATCTTCCATAGATGGTTCATCAATAGTTACTGTGGGTGTATTGACAACCTCTACATTGTTTTTAATCCATTCGTAGGCGGGTTCGCCAAGAAATGCAACCGCACACAGAATAGCAGCCAAGATAGTTCTAAGCTGATTGCTCATCTTTTTCCTCCTGAATTGCAAAGAGTGGGAAAACCTTTTTCAGTTCTCTAGCGGCATCGTTCATCCCCTGATGCTCACAACATTCAACCAAGTGTTCCCAACACTCGACAACATCTACAAGCCCACCACAAGTATCATCATGATCTTCGGGTACGGGTGGCGGGACAGGAGGCGTAGGAGTGGAAGGAACCAACCCCTTTACCTTTTCAAAGAGCATAGGTGCTACCAAAACAGCAGCAGCACCAAGCATTACCCATTGAAACACATTCATTACTTTCCTCCAATTTCTTTCAGAATATTGTTAAGTTCTTTATCCGACAGATTTTTGCCAACATCAATGAAAGCTCCGTACATCGTACTTCTGCGTCCACTTCCCCTGACCTGTTTCCTAATTTCTCTTTTTAGAAACAGCTTAAATAACCAAGAAGGATTCCGCAGTTCTCCACGAACCCTTTCTTGACTTCTACACGACCACCATAGCTTTACAAGGTTAGTTATAATGCTAATGATAATTGATATAGTTACTGGATCAATACCAAACTCTTCATCTTTAGCGACGACATGAGATGATATTCTTGTCGCCACCTTGTTTAAATCGCTCATAACACTTTATCCATTTGTTGAATCATTTGATCCGCACCCATACCGCCCACAGTCTTTTGCAGTGGATTGTTTAGATTATCTTTATCTAGCAAGATAATGGTAGGATAACGGTCTACCTTGTAATAATCAAAATATTTTTTATGCTCTTCTTTGTCTGCATCAAACATGAACAGCTTTACTTTTTTATCTTTTAGAAACTTTACCATCTTTTCATCAGGCCAAGTTTCCTTCTTCATTTTTACGCATGGGCCACACCATTCAGCACCAAAGTGGTACACGTTGTATTCTGGCTCCATATCAGCAGCCACTTGCCCATCTCTTTTCTCGCAGGCTGAACAGCCCGGACACTCTGTTCTATGACCATCGCCTTGAGTGATCCAACCAGATCCATCACAAAGCTCTTCATTATCCTCTTCATCAGGAATATCTGGTGTAGACATAACTGCGACAGCAAGGCGAGTTGCTTGATAAGCTCTCATCGCATTGGAGTGATCGCAACTTGGATCTACTGGACTATTACATCCAACCAAGAACATAGTAAATAATAGTAAATATTTGTACATAGTTGTAACTCTTTACAGGAACTTTTTAAAGTTGTAATTAGGGAGTTTCTTAGCTGGGAATCCATCTACATCGCTGAATACCCAAGAACCCCAGTTTCCTGCCAACATTCCTCTAGCATCTTTTTCTCTAATCCAGAAGCTACCATCTGGCTGGTTGTGAACTTTAGGGCCACTATTCCATTTGCCCCAACTATTCTGGACTAAAAATAAAGTTTCTTTATACCTTTCTCTCGTATCGTCACAGGCAATCCAAGCCATAGCGTGTGCCCAACCACCTGATCTCTTAGCGATACCTTTCGAGTCTCGCCTGCTTGAGAATCCGTAGCCAGAACAAACAGAAATACCATAACCATTGGCTAGGGCATCTCTTGCTTCTTCGATTGTCGTGATTGCAGAGATTGTTTTGACTTGATGTTTACTTGCCTCATCAACATAAATACTGTTGGGAATCTTATGTCTTGCACCCAAACTAGAATCATATTTTGATAAGTCTACTTTTCCATAATCTTTTCTTAGTAGAATACCTCCCTTTTCATGGACGTATTTAGCCGCACCAGAACAGGTCATGCCCTGTCTTTTGTGGCCTCTGCTTTGATAGATCGCTTCTGTCGCACTCCTGTTGACCCAAGACTCTGATTCTCCTTTGATGTCAATTTCAACCGCTCTGGTTAAGTCAATAGCATTTCTAGTAGAATGACTTACACAGTCTCCAGTTGTTTGCTTTTCTGCTGGCCCAAACCCTTTATCGAACTTGATTAAAGAAAGAAAGGGCAGGGAAAGTTTACCTTCCCCTGCACCATAGAGCTTGTAGGCAGCAGCACCAAAGAGAGGAGTCTTCAACTCGCCAAGAAGTTTTGCGGTTTCTTCTGGATCACATACAGCACCATCGAAACCGTTGCGATATGCATTAAGCAAATCGCGTGGCGTATTGAACTCCATTGTTTGACTCCTATTCTGCTGGTGCGTCTTTCAGCCACTTGATGGCTGTGTCAAGACCAACAGCGATGATAGGAACGACAAGCGGAGTATAGAGTCCGATGTCAACAACGTGTAGGTTTTCTGCAACAACAGTGAGTGCTGCCGCACCGCCAACCAGAAGGGCGTTCTTGATGACACCAGAAATGTCACCCCAATTTAACTTAAACCTTTTACTACCTTCGTTCATTTCTCATTCTCCTGTGAATAAAGATGTATTAAAAATCCTTCATGAATACCTTTAGCAATCTTGTAAGGGTATCCAACAAAATGTATGGGCCTTCCATGAACGGAAACGGTCTCAATATCAATCTTGCGGCACATCTTCAAACAGGAATTAAATTCTGTCAGAAAATCGTCTCTTCGATCATCTTCGATAACCGTTAGCCAGTCGAATCCTTCGCTACAACTACCGTTGTCTCTGGTTTTTTCTAAAAATGATTCATTACACCAAGTCATCCTACCTTTAACATCTGTCTCAAAGAGAGGACTATTATTGTAGTGAAGGGCAGCTTTCGATCTCTGATCCAAAACTTTCTGTCTTACTTCAATTCTGTCGCATGTTCTCTTTAAAGAATTTACAGTATCTTTTAGGGACGAGCCGCTATTTGGTGTAACTTCTGCTTTAATAATCCTAATTGATTCCTTGACCTCTTCTTGACATTTTTGAAATGATTTAAAATAAGAAAAGGCTTTGTATAAGGTTCCCAACACTGCGATGCCTGCACCGACAAGTGTTGCTACTGCTCCTGCAAATTCTGGAGTAATCATGTTAATCTCCTAAATAAGAACCTAGCCCCCATATAGAGGGCTAGGTATAGTGTTCAGGAAATGATAGATTACGACTCTGGATCTTCTTTGGATTTGAAGTCGTCTTGAATTGGATTCGCAGATCCATTTCTGTAGACAAACTCACCGGGGATAGCACGAGTTGTGTTCGCTGCCGAATCGTTGGAGTTGGTTGCACCACCAGCAACGGCAGGATCAATATAGTTCTTCTCTACACCACCACCGGTAATCGTTCTAAACGAATTAATACCGGAAGCAGGAGCAGCAAGAACATCAAGATCAAGAACGCCGTAGTCACGGGTTGTTTCCAACTCAGCAACATTGTCACGAACTGGGTCAGGGCCAGCAGCACCGCCAATCAGGGTGCTGTTAGCAACACCACCAAGAGTGGTGGTAACATTACCACCCTTAAC